CGGCGCGCCAGTTGTTGCCGTGCCTGCGGGCTTAAATTGTTAATCAGCGCATTCAGGCGCGCTTGCACTTGTTCGATGGTTGCCATGAGTTACTTTTTGCTTTCTAAAATCAGATTTTCTTCTGTTTCTAAATACACTCGGATGCTTTCCGGCTCGTCCCACGTCGGTTCTGGCTCATATTGCAAGATTGCGTCACCGTTGGCGTTGGTTGTCTGGACTACACGTTCCGTGAGTTGGATTTCGATTGATAAATCCAGTGTGTCGTTGTTGTTGTAATCGGTGATAAATTTAAAACTATTCTCCCGCCGTTGCGGGTTTTCAAAGAGTTCCGGCTGGTTTACGCGCAAATACGCCAGCACCGGCACAATAATGCGCGCGATGTCGTCGGCGTAGTCGGTTACTATGATGTTTAGCGTGTATCGGTATTCGTAACTTAATGATTTTGCACCGGTGCAAATAACCTGGCCGCCGTCCGTGTAAAGTTGCAGGCTGTCGGGGTTTTGCACAAAAAACGGGTTGCTTTCTTCCAGCGCTTTTCTAATTTGGTTTGGTTTTTTCATTTTGTGGATCCCTGCAAATTAAAGGGCGGTTATCTTTATCAACGGCAACCAGCATATATCCGTTATCTGATACCAAATAACCCACGCCATGCACGCAAATTTCAGCAATTCTGACATCGGGATAATTGCTATATTTGCCAAACATTCCATTTTTAAAACTGACGGTATGCACGTCGGCGCAGGCGATATGTGGCAAGCCCAAGGCGGCAAGCATAAATAAGGAAATGATGGTTTTTCTCACTTTCTAAAATTTCTTATTCTCTTTTCGTGGTTGCCTTGGCAGACAACGCAACGGATCACGCCACGGACGGCGGCGCGGCGTTGTTGCGGGATTTCTTCGCCGCAGTCTTCGCAGTAATAGGCGCTTTCTTGGTGCGTCATGGTGACGCGTTGTTTTAGCGCGATTTCACGGTGCATTTGTTCGAGCGCTTGGGCGCGGTCTAAAATATCGGTCATTTTTTTAGTGATTCCGTTGTTTTGTTAAAGTCGCTGATGCATTGTTTTAATGTGTTTAACTCCAATGTGCATACGGCAACCATTGAAATGTTGTTTTGTAAGCCAATAACCAAATCACGGTTAGTCTCAATGTGTAACGGGACTTTTCCGCATTTGTTGGATTGCGGGCAAAGAATAGGTTGCTTACTTGGCGCTTGCGGGGGTGTTGAACACGCGTTTAATATCGCTAGGCACAGGCTCATTGCTCCAAGTCTGATTGTTTTGCAGTGCATTGCCGATTTCCTCTTGTGTTTGTTGGTTGGCGATTTCTAAATTTTCAATAGCGGTTAAAAGTGCGGTCTGTTTTTGGTTAAATTCCGCAAGTTGTTGGTTTAAGTCGATATATTGCTTTTGCCATGCTTCCTTTTTTTCTTTTTCCAGCGCGGCTTCTGCGCGCCAAACGCTGGCTTCATAGCCCAAAAAAATCACGACTAAAACCAGCAATACCGGAAAAATAAACATCACAATTTTTTCTTTTGTGCTTAAAAACCCAAACATAACAATCGCTCCTTGTTTCGTCTTTCTACTAAGCCAGGCAAAATTTTCCCGTCCGCATAAATCCAGCGGGGGAACTGTGAACACATAACCTTGCTATATCCCTCACGCGCAAGTTTGAACATAGTGCTTTTTTGCATTGTCCCGCACCCCATGTTGAAGGTGATAGAAACTAACGCATCAAATGCGCCTTGGGGCATATTTGCACCGTTTGCGTATTGGTTTACGCAGGCTTCCGCTTGTTTAATGCCTTTCGCAAAAAGTGCGGCAATTTCTTCCAAGGTGTAAATTTTCTTGCGCTCAATTTTTTCTACGGCATCTGTGGTTCCGATACCTACTGTTAGCACGTCTGCGGGGCATTGATATGGTTTTGAGTAACACCCCTCAGCATTTCCGATAAGTTCTAGGCCGCGTTGGCTAGTGCGTAGTTCGGTGCCGTAATTCGCCATCACTAGGGCAATAACGGCGCTTACGGCACAAGCATATTTAGCAAGCGTTTTTATCATTGTGTAAGTCCTTTTCGATTTGTATTTTTCTTAGCTCATATTCTTTCTGTTTGTAATACCAGTTGATCAGGATTGTGGCCAAGCCGAACAAAATCCCGCAAATTGAAGCGACAGTGCTCCAGTTGATCCCCGCGAAAAATGCCATAAATGATCCGAAATAAGCCTGAATAGTGGTGTATGTTGTTGTGTGTTTGTCCATACCTGCCCTTATGTCCACAGTTGGACGGTGTTATTTATTGCTGGTTGACTTTGTTTATCCGGCAAAGTAACCACAGTGCCGATGGGTAAAATCGCCGTGGCACTTATGCCAGGGTTTAATATCAACGTTTGCTCCAGTAGCCCTGCACTATTGCCTAAGTGGCGGTAAATAAGTAGGTCTAAGTTGTCGTCTTGTTGTGCCATCACTTGCATTAAATTAGCTCCACGTTTATGCGGTGGGTTGCCAGCATGTCACTAACGGCAAAACGGGCGTCGCGGCGCAGTTGGTCTATGCTTTCTTGTAGCATTTCCATTTTTCGTTCGCCGTCGTTTGTGGTGTCATAGCCTGCATAGCGCTCATAAAGGTTTGCTAGTGCAAGGGATTTCACTGCGCGTTTGTAGCGGTATTCCGCGACATTTTCACCGTTGATTTCTCTATTGTCGGTTTGTCGTAGTTCGGTAGCTTCCGGATAAGCAATTTTTAGCGGTTTCAGTTCGGCGTTAATGCTTGCCATTGCTTCTATCAGTGCGTCTTTTAGCCGTGCCGTGGTAACTGTGCCATCAATACGCAGTTCGTTTCGTACATCAGCAATAGATAAATCCGGATAAAAACGTTCATTTTCGATCGTGTTTTCATTCCGTGGGTATGTATCCACGCGCTGTTGCACGCCTTGCATTTGATAACTTGGAGCAAGTTTTATTGAGATTGCGCCGTCGCTCATGGTTTAAATCCTAAAAAAATAGCCGGGTGAGGATTAATAGTGTGAGGTCAGTAAAAAAAGATAAGATTCTGACCGCACTTTAATCCGCCCGGCGGCTGCGCGATTTGCTCGGCTTCGGAAATTCCCAAAAACAATTTGGAAATTTCCAAAATTCGTTAAGCGTTTGTTTTATCGGTCGCGGCGTCGCCGTTGTCGGTTTCATCCGGCGTTGGTTCTTCCGTTTCCGCTTTACCAAGGGCTTTTCTTAGTTTGTTGACTTCGGTTTTTACGCCAATTTTGTCATCAAGCGACCAAGCCTTTTCGAGCGCCGCAAGTGCGGCAATTTGATTGATGTCCTTGAGCTGTAACCCGATTTCACGATAAAGACGGGCGCGACTTTGATCTGGCATGTCTTTGTCATCGGTAATTTCAGCCACGTGTTGCAATAAAGTGACGTCAAACGATGTTTCTTTTAGTTGCAACGCCTTTTTCGCGGCATCAGCAAATTCTTCTGCGACGAGTGTCGGCAAGGTTCGGCTAAACTGTTCAGGCAGCACTAAATCTTGGTGCAAGGCATATTCTGCGATACGCAATGCAAGCTGATATTCTCCGCAGTCAATCGCCCAGACTAGCCACGTCATTAATACGTTGTCTTGCTTGCCTGTGCCTGCGGCCAATGCGCCTTCAATCCACGGTAAATAGTCTGCTAGATATTCCCGCTTCATTGCCGCGCGTTGCTCCATAGACTGCACGCCTTTCAAGTTTTTTTGATGGCGAGCAAGCAAAAACAACATTTTTTCATATTCGGTCGCGCCATCTAGGGTTTCTGCTTCCGCCGAATGCTCAAGCTCGGCGGAGACGCGCAAATAATGTTGCTTTGTTGGACGCATGGTTATTTATCCTTAAATTCAATGTTTTCCAACAATGCCACGCAATCATAGTTTTCGATTACGAATGCATCATTTGAGCTCATGTAGTCTTCGTATTGATCGCGTTTGGCGTTATCCACAAAAGTTCTACGCATTGCGCCCTCTTGGTAGTAGATTGATAAATTATCCAAGCGGGTGATCAAGATTGCGCCAGCCGGGAAGAATGGCACGCGGACTGCAGGCAAACCGCCAATGCGTTTTTGGCTGATGACAATGTCCGCCGCGAGTTTTTCAGTCGGCTTGTCTTGAGCATTGACAAGCGGGAAATACTTATCGGCTAATAAATCGCGGCCAACGATTGCCACTAATTCGGTGTCTTCCTGGAACCATGGTTCGATTAAGTCATTCACGGCGGAATAAACCAATGCATCAAGGTTTTGATAGGCTTGATTTTTGCCGATGTAAATTTTACCGGTGCCGCTTTCCACTTCTTTCATGTGGCGTTTCGTGGCATTTGCACGGATTTTTTGCAACCAACCGATCGCCACGTCTTGCAACAATGGGTTTTGGGTGCGGTTGGATGTCGCCGCGTGGCTTGTGCCGTTAAAGCCAATCATGATGCGGTCAAGTGCAACGCGATTCATTTTTAGCCCTGCCAAACGCTGTTTAAAGTCAGGGAATTTTGCCCACATGTCCAACTGAGGGTAGCGGATGTGGGAATCGTAGTTGATTTGTTCGCATGTGTATTTAATGGCTTCTAGGGTCATTAAATCTTGTGTTTTACGGTCTGCTTGCGTGGTATCAGTGGTGCTTGCCAATGTTCCGGCAACGCCTAAACCTAATACTTCGCCGCTTTGTTCCGTGACCGGCACAATGTTAATTTTTTGCAAAAATGCAGATGATTCTTGTGTTTTTGTTTCTAATCGTTGTTGCACGGACGGGGCAACAGTAAACTTCGTCGCGGTATCTTCTACCGGGATATTGTTTGCCTCAGCCATGGCAACGCGATATTCATTAATTTTTGCGCGGGTTTCGTTTTTCATTTGCAAAATCCTTGATGATGGTGTGTTTTAAATAGGTGTTGTTTGCTTCGGTGCGATTAAAAAATAAAGCCTTCGTCTTCCGTTTTTTCGCCTGCCACTTTCGGACGCGGTGTATAGTCTGCTGTCGGTTGCTTTTCCAATTCGCCTAATTTGTTTTGCAGGTCGGTGACTTTGGTTAATAAGTCTGCCTGGTCGTTTTGTAACTGGGTGAGTTGGTTCAACAACTGCACGGCTTTGCTTTGTTCATTAATGACTTGTTCGCTCAACAATTCGATGGCTTTTTCATATTCACCGAAACGTTCATCCTTGCTTTCTGATGCTTTAGCAAAAAGTGCTTTAATTTTTGCGAAAAAGTTTTGTTTTTCTGCTTCCGTTTCTACTTCTTCAAATTCAAGTGATGTTTCTACTGCTGCAGTAAATAGATTTTCCGCTTTTTCTTTGCGGCCGTTTAACGGATTTGCTTTTGCACCTGCGCTAAATTGCAACATTTCGGTGCCTAGGCTTGCCGGGGTGTCGGTAACTGCCAAGCCCACTAAATATGCTTCGCCTGTGTCGGCAAAATTAGGATCAACTTCGATTGATGTGTAGATTTTTTGGCGGTCTTTGTTGAGTGCGATTAAATCGGCGGTCGGGTCGATTTGCGCTAAGAGTTGCAATTTACCTTCTTTGTTTTCTTCCGCTTTCAAACCGGTGACATCGCCGTAGCATTTGGAGTGTGGTTCGTCTTTCCAAAGCAGGCGAAATTTGATGTGTTCAATGTTGATGCGCGCCCCGTATTTTTTCGGGTCGTAGTTTTTGGCCATTTGCTCAATCCATGTGCGATTAATCGCGCGGCCGTCGGTTGTTGCGCCCTCGGTGGCGACAACAAACCATTTAGAGGTTGTTTTGCTCATTGGTAGCTCCAAAAATTGGGTGTTTTTTTCAATTCGGCACAATATTGGGGCTTTTATTTTTGCTTGTCTTGCAGTTCGTTTTGTTGTTATCAATCTCACAAATCAAAGCGCAATCAATAACTTATCTTTATTCATATTATTCCCGTGATGATTTTACGGGGATTTTATGAACGAAATCGCAACACTAGATAACACAGACAAAAATGACGCCAGTTTAAAGCGGCAGGCGCAAACAATGTATTTCGGCGGTTACAAAATCGCAGAAATTGCGCGCCAATTGGGCTTGTCGGCGTCCACTATTTCGAGCTGGAAAGATCGCGAAAAATGGGACGATATGGCGCCAGTTGGGCGGGTTGAATTGACGCTTGAAAGCCGCCTTAATTTGCTGATTATGAAAGCGGATAAAAGCGGCTCCGACTATAAAGAGATTGATTTACTTGGTCGGCAGATGGAGCGCATGGCGCGCGTTAAAAAGTATTCTTTCGGCGAGGGCAACGAAGCGGATTTAAACCCTAAGATAAAAAATCGTAATGCCGGTGAGCGCAAAAAAACAGAACAAAACGCGATTAATGAAGAACAAAAAACTTTACTTATTGATGGCTTTTTGTCGGAAATGTTTAACTATCAACGGATTTGGCATGATGCTAAAAGTAACCGTATCCGCAACATTTTAAAAAGCCGTCAGATTGGCGCGACCTACTATTTCGCACATGAAGCCTTTATTGACGCATTGACGACAGGCCATAACCAAATTTTCCTTTCTGCGAGTAAAAAGCAGGCGTTGCAGTTTCGCAGTTACATTGTCAACTACGCCAAGCAAAAAGCAGACGTTGACTTAAAGGGCGAAACAATCAAATTGCCGAACGGTGCAGAACTCATTTTTTTAGGCACAAACTCGGCAACGGCGCAGAGTTATCACGGCAACTTATATTTTGACGAAATATTTTGGGTGCCGAAATTTGATGTTATGCGCAAAGTGGCTTCCGGCATGGCGGCGCAAAAATTTTACCGTCAAACCTACTTTTCAACCCCGACCAGTATTGCGCACCCTGCTTATGCATTTTTTAGCGGCAAGGCGTTTAATCGCAAAAAAGCCAAAGCCGACCGCGTTGAAATTGATATTTCGCACGAAAACTTAAAGGCGGGCAAACTATGCGCCGATCGGCAATGGAAGCAGATTGTGACGATTTACGACGCGCTAGAGGGCGGTTGTAACTTATTCGATATCGAAGATTTATTGGCCGAAAACTCACGGGAAGAATTTGAGCAGTTGTTTTTGTGTCAGTTTATGGACGATAACGCGAGCGCGTTTAAATTTTCCGATTTGCAGCTGTGCCAAGTTGACAGCTTGGAAGAGTGGACGGACTACAAGCCATTTTGGAAGCGTCCTTTTGGAAATAAAGAAGTTTGGCTGGGCTATGACCCTGCACATACCGGTGACCGCGCGGCGCTTGTGATTGTTGCCCCGCCACGTGTGGACGGTGGCGATTATCGTGTATTGCATCACCAAACTTTTCACGGACTGGATTATGAAGCGCAGGCGGCGCGGATTAAGCAGTTTTTAGATGACTATAACGTCACGCGCGTAGTGATTGACAAAACAGGTATGGGATCAGGGGTTTATCAAGAGGTGCGCAAGTTTTACCCAACAGTTACTGGTCTTGATTATAACCCTGATTTAAAAAATGAAATGGTGCTTAAAACCATGAATTTAATTCAAAAACGCCGCTTAAAATGGGACGGTAACGATATATCAACCAGTTTTATGACCGTTAAAAAACACATCACCAGCATGGGTAAAATCACTTACATTTCTGACCGTTCTGAAGAAGCAAGCCATGGCGATTTATCTTGGGCGACCATGAATTGCATTTTGAACGTGCCTTATGGTTCCGGTGGCAATGTGTCATCAGTCAATAAATCATCAATCTTTAGCTTTGAATAACAGGATAAACAAATGAGCAAACGCAGAAAAAACAATGCCAAAAACGACCGCACTTTTACCGAAAAAGACGGTTTACAAGTACAGGCTTTTAGTTTCGGTGAGCCGATTCCCGTGTTAGACCGCGCAGACATTTTAAATTATTTTGAATCGTCGCTGATGTTTAATAAATATTACAATCCGCCGATAAACCCCGCTTATTTGGCTAAGGCACTTAAAGCGTCCCCGCATCATCAAAGCGCTATTGATGTGAAGAAAAATATTTTGCTCTCAACGTGCAAAACGACCGCACTTTTGCCGCGCACGCAACTAGAAAAATTCGTGCAAGACTATTTAGTTTTTGGTAACGCTTACTTTGAAAAAATTGAAAATGCTTGGGGTAAGGTGATTGGTCTTAAATCACCGTTAGCTAAATATATGCGCGTTGGCAAAGATGACAGCGTGTTTTATCAGATTGTTAGCGGATTTGATGATCATGAGTTTCGTAAAAATTCTGTTTTTAATTTGATTAATCCTGATGTTAATCAGGAAATCTACGGCATGCCGCCTTATTTGGGCGCGTTACAATCCGCCTTTTTAAATGAGAGTGCCACATTATTTCGCCGTAAGTATTATCTAAACGGGGCGCACGCGGGGTCGATTATCTATTTTACCGACCCGACGCAAAATAAAGACGACGTCGAAGCCATTAAGCAACAATTAAGACAAACAAAGGGCACCGGCAACTTTAAAAATTTGTTTATTCACATTCCGGACGGTAAAAAAGACGGTCTGCAAGTTATTCCTCTTTCTGACGCGGTTGCCAAAGATGATTTTCTAAATATCAAAAATGCCAGCCGTGATGATGTTTTAGCGGCTCATAGAGTGCCGCCGCAATTGATGGGGATTTTGCCTAATAATGTCGGTGGTTTTGGAGATGTTGAAAAAGCGGCGCGGGTTTTTTATGTTAATGAGATCATGCCGTTACAAGCGCGATTACAGGAAGTTAACGATTGGTTAGGCGTCGAAGTTATCTCTTTTATTGAGTATAAATTGCTCGAAAAAGCAGATAGCGATCATTGACCGCCGCAAACGAGATCGATCTGTTCATTTTTTGCGTAATTTTGCGTTAATTTGCGTTGCGAGATCTTTATTTTGAGATCTTTAAGGCGCCAACACTGGCGGGCATTGAGCCATCAACGCAATTTGCGTTGAAATCCACACATCAAGCGCGCAGGCGGGGCGAGGATTTGACTGCGATTTTTTATAAAAAACTACATTGAAAATTTTTTGACATATTTTTTTAGCGATCAACATCACAAAAAATAATAAAAAACATTTTAGTGAGATATTCTGTTCCAAATATGGTTTAACTCATTGATGAATTTAAGAATTTATTGCCGACCCTAGGCACCAATGATAAGTTTCTGAAGAATGATAAGCCGCTTTTCAAAGCGGCTTTTTTATTATCTAAATAACGTAAAATCAATAACTTACAATCCTATTAAAATTCTCCCTCTTAAGAATACTGTATATATTTACATTTATTTATTGTCAATTTATGATCTGTTTAGATCATAAATGAAGTGAATTTGCACCAAATTTGCACCAAATTTGCACTAAAAAAACCTATTTATTTTAATAAATCTTTTAATCCAGCTTTCATGGCAGACATTTGGCTTTCGTATAGCGCTTTTTTCTCACGCTCATCAATCATATACATGATAGTTTCTGAGAGCGTCATTTTCATTTTGCGAGAATATTTGGATAAACGTAGCCAAACGGCATATTCCAAATCAATGGATTTTTTCTTGGTAGATTGTTTTTCAGCATTAAAAAAACGCTTTCTTCTGGCGCGGATGGCTTGATCGAGTTTTGTCATCAATTCTGGCGCTAAATGGGTTTTTATCCATTCTTCAATTTTTTGCGGATAGTTTTGGCAGCCGATGAGTTGTTTTACGATGTCTTCTTGTAAACTTTTTTCCGTGTAACGGGTGATGTTTTCCCCTTCACGGGCTTTTTTGGTTAAATAGACCCATTTCCAATACGCTTCTTGATTTTCTAACTTTTGGTATTTCATTTTTCTATATGATTTTAGTGACGTGGTAACTGTGTGACTATACGCTTTTTGTAGCAGATTTTCCAGCAAATTTTCCTCGATACGCATAAATATGCGATAATGTTGTCAAATTATCTTTAACGTAGAGAGTCGTCG